ATGAATCAGACTGTTAATATTTCCTTTGAAAAGGCACTTTTAAAAGAAATTGATAAAATTGCAAAAAGAGAACATAGATCTCGATCAGAATTGATTCGTGAAGCTGCGCGAGCATATATTGAGAAAAAAACTAAATGGCAAGTTATTTTTGATTTCACTTCAAAAGTTATTGATCGAAGCGTTATTTCCGAAAAGGACGTTTTTAATGAAATTAAATCCGTCAGAAACAAAAGAAACGCTTCTTAATGTTGAAAGTATTATTAGATACGAATATCTACATTTCCGCTATTCTTTTTAAAGGAAAACCGAGACTCGTTTTCCAAGATTTAATCGATGAGATTTTTACAGGATATATTTCGAAAGAAATATTAGATGAAATCGAGTCTACTCTTTCTAAACCAAAATTTAAGTTAGATGATAATTTCATTCAGGTTGTATTATCCGAAATTAGAGATATTACAATACTTGTAAAAAACAAACCTATTCAGAATTATTTGGAGTTACGAGACCGGGATGATTACCACATCTTAGAATCTGCATTTGCAGCCAATGCGAACTACTTAATAACTGGAGATAAAGATTTATTGACTCTCCAGAAAATTAAGAATTTTAGCATAATCACCCCGGATGAATATCTGCGTCTTAAAGAAGAAAATGAAGCTTAGTTGAGCGACATCCACGATTCTTTTGAGAATGTTTTAACAGATGCGGTTTCTAAATTTCCGAAAAATGAATTCATTATTCAACAAGTAGTTTCTGAGGACAAGACTATCCGGTGGAATTATCGACAGCATTTGCTTTCCGTCAAGAACCAAAACCAGCGCCATTAAGAACGATTTTAGCAATGGCCACTTTGACTCTGGCGCGAGTGTAACATCGATTGATATTTCATTATATTCGGAATATAGCTGATAACAATAGAAGAATGATTACCTTCATAATAAATTACTAATTCTGTTCAATTTAAGATTGATCTTAGACTTTCTATTAGCTCCGTAATTTAAGTTTTTAAACTTCGATAAAGGTTCATAATAGGCCAACTGTCAATTTCGATTCTTTCTTCTTCCGTTAATTTACTATAAAGTGAATCAGATTCATAAATATTTTTTAGAAGTATATTGACGCATAAGCACGTTACGATCTGATTTTTAAAATCTTCTTTAAGTTTAATAATCTCTTCAGCTTCGCTTGCGCTGAAATCGCGAGTACGGAAAATGATTTGGTATTTATTGATTACGAAGGGGGTATTATAGCTATCATCCTCGACGTTTTCAATAATCACTTGATTCAGCCGTTCGGCGAAAGATAAAATTCGTATATCTTTTGACGAGTCGAAATATGAAATACAAGATAGCAATAGAAAAGAATATTCTAACCTCAATTTATCATCGTATTTAGCATCAATGTCCCTTAGGGCGGCATCGCAATGATTCACGATTATAGGAATTAAATCTGCTCTATCTAATATCAAATATTTACTACATACAACTCTCGTCTTTGTAGTGCGCGAAGTGCATAAATATTGTTCACCAAAGTCCATTTCGTCTGTAAAATTAAACACAGCAAATTCACTATCAACCATAGGTATGAATATTAAAATCAAAACTATAGTCGAAATTTTATAAACTTTGTAAAAACCCTTTTTGCAATCATCAATCTTGACTTTCATCCTTTGATTAACAATATAAATTATTTCCGAGATTTCTTGGAAACTAGACTCAAGGTCTTGAATGGTGATGCCGACCGTATTAAGATTTAAGTATGAAAAAGCATTATAAGTGTCTTCATATAAAATAACTTGATCTAAAATCGTCTCCGAAGCTTTATAAGAATCAAATGTAAAAGGAAAAGTGCCTAATACGAAGGAATTTGAATCTTCTAAATCACGTAGGAATCGTAAAGCGCTCAATGTTTCATCAAAATCGCTATCGAGTTTCCATGAAAAATGTATCTTTATATTTTTTGAATCGAACTCAATTAAGAGTCCTTTATTTAAACGAATTGTATGGAATCCGTTAGCTTTTTCTCCAAGAAAAGCTTTATTGAAATATACTTTTTCGTTAATTTTTATCTCGACTTCCTTATTAAATCCAATTTCAGACAGCTTTGCTTTAACAGGAACTGTAATATCCGTGTCTTTCAATTTAAAATATAAATAACTATCGTCGGACAGAACCGATTTATAAATATTTTCTTTTTTTAATGATTTAGTAAAAAGAGTGCCTTGCGTTAAATCTACTTTACCGATACTAATATGATTATTTTGATTCCTTTGGAGCGGTTGATTTTCGAGAAAGAATTTACATTCGTTGACAAAATTTTCTATGTTACTATATTCTTTCAATCTAATCCTGATTGTATTGCTTTTTCTTTTTGAATTTAATAGATAATTTTTAATAGTTAGCGGAAGCAATATCTTACCGAAGAATTTAACTGAATTATCATTAAATATTGGTCTTATGAAAATTATACCTCCATTATTAAGATAATTGATAGCATCTAATTTTTCCAAAGAGTACGATTCTTTATTTGGCGGAAAATCTTCTCTTGATTTTACTTGTATCGGAATTCTTCCGAGTATAAATTCTTTTTTGTCATTATGATCAGGTCGATCATAGACAATAATGCTACCGTCCCAGGATGGCAATTTATCATTTTCATTTGTATCCGGTTTTAAAACTTTGCTACGTAATATAAAAATATTAAAATGTGAAATGCCCAAGCTTTCAATTCTCGAATTACTCATATTATATTAGTCTCTATTACTATTCTAAATTCTAATTTGATTTAGAAAAATCAAGAGTAAAGAATATTTGTTATCGAGTATTGATTTCTTTGGACATTTTAACAGGATTTAATTTCGAACCTAACCCGGAGAAATATAAAAAAACTCCACCAAATAGTGAAATCGCTCCCCCTATCAAAAAAACAAAGATCCAATTCTTCACCGACCTTCCGAACTCCGCGTCTGCCTTCCGGGATTCAGCGACTTTCATCCAGTAAATCGCAAAAGATTTCTCGCGAACAAAGGCGTCCAACGCTCTTCTCCTGCCCTCTTCGTTATCTTGACAGATTTGTTCGATTTCTACTGGATCGACGGTTTTCTTTCTCTTGGAATTGTTTTCCTTTAAGTGTCCGACTTCGGCTTTGTAATCGAATATCGGTTCTTCCGGTGGAGTAGAACAATCGACAATGGAAAAGAAAATGCAAAGAGTAAAAACAATCCCTTTTCTCATACTTTTCCCTCCGGAGTTTTCAATTGTTTCCCGATGAAACCGATCGCTGCGAAACCTGCTGCCATTCCGATCACAGCTTGTGACCAATCCGCTTTTTCAAGAAAAACGCTTACAACGGAACCGATAACAATCAAAACTCCAAGGACCGTCGAAATGATTCCTTTAGTAGAGTTGTCGAGAAGATATCTCCAAAAAGACTTTGCGTGTTTTACCAAGATCAAATTCCTCCTTGAGTCAGGTAAATATAGGAAGCGCGCTTCCCCGCGTTTTTGTCTCTACCGCAATGCGCGACGAGCTTCGCCGCTTCATACCGGTTATAAATTCCTTTGTCTTTGTAGCCTGAGTTCCAATTGCCGTTCGAATCGATAACGTTGTAGAACTTCACTCCACCAATGATTTCGATTCCGGTAAGAACGATGAAATGGCCGGAATCTGTAAGACTTGTTCCGAGCATTACCGCGCGACCGCTCTTAAGAACAAGATCCAACTCTTCCCATTCTCCGTTGACTCGAAGATTTACTTCGACTTTGAATTCATTTAGGATTTCTTTTAGAGCTTCCGCGTAGCATTCGAGAAATCTTCCTAGACGAATTTCAGGTTTTGATTTCCAAAGACTTACAATCCACTGGAACTTCGGCATTTTTAGAATTTTTTCTCCGATCCCTTTTTCGCCAAATCGCGGTTCCATCCAATCGATGAACCAACGAACAACGTCTACGGAAGAATACTCCGGAATGACCGAAGAGGTAAGGACCATCGCGGCTATATAGCCGCAAACGGACCCGTATTGTATCGGACCGACTGGTTTAATTTTGTTATTCTGTTCAATACCTTTTAAGGCGGATGCGTGTATCAAATTCTCTCCTCCTTACTTTCTTGGAGAAGAACAGCCAAAGTGGAACAAGTTGTATTGAGGCGATTGATCGAATCTCCTAAGGTACGGAGTTCGATTTTAATTTCTTTCAAATCGTTTGCTTGATAACTCAGATCCCTTTCGAGTTGATTTACTTTATTTCGAGCTTCATAGGCGACTTGAAGAGCTTCGTTCAAACGGGAATGAACGTGTTTTACAAAGTATCCAATACCGGAAATCACGATACCGGCAACGTAATTGATTTGTTCTTGAGAAATCACTTAGTATTTGTTCTTAGATTCGTTTGTGTTTTTATTTGTAAGTCCTGTTTGAGCTACGATAAGTTCTGCAAAAGTAATGTTTTTAGTAAGATTCATAATGTTATAATACTCTTATTTTGTATCTAACGGAAGTCCAGGCGGGTGCAGTTTCGTTTCCATTGCGCGGGGCTCCGGTTCCATCCGAAACAGCAGAACCCGTATACAGAATTGTGGCAGAGTTCGACCCGCCAGAATCGGCATATCGCCCACCCTGTCCGTACGTTCCCCCGGCAATATCCCCGGCGTATTGTTGGTGCCTGTGGGAGGGAATTCTATCCTGACCCGCCGCGCCAACCGGTCCGCCGTCGTAATTCCCGCCGGACATTTTGGCTCTGGAGCCGTGAACCCCCGCACCACGCGGGAAGATCCCTCTGCGATCCGGAATAGTAAACGTTGTGAGGCCGTCTCCAAAACCATATTCAACATTTGTAATCATGTCTCCGGTCAGAGAGGCCGTTAAATTGATAACTCCACCCGTGGGACCTAACGAAATCTGGAAATCGTTTGTAGTAGGATTACGGACATAGTAATCCGTAGATGCCGCAATTCCGCCACCGGTGAATGAGAATCTCACCAGTTGACCTTCGGCGCATCCGTGGCCGCTTGAGTTGATTCTGTCCGTTGACGCAACAATTCCCGTAACGTTGCGACGAACCAAATTCCAAAATGTTGAAAAAGTAGTTCTCGAAATTGCCTGTCCATTTGTTTCTTTGAAATTAGAACTTGGTAACTGATCGAGGCCGTCTTCTAAAATTCCACCGAGTGGAATCGAGAAACCGCCACCGGAAACGGCGTTCCAGGCCGCTCGTTCTGTGTCCGTTACAAAACGATGAGTCGTATCCTCGACAATCTCAACTGCGGGAATCGGAGTGGACGTATTCCGTTTTTGTAATAGTGCGGAATCGGATTCGGATTTGGTATAATAACGGGAATCGTGATCGTGTAAGGTCGGTGGAAATACCGAAGGCTTATTTTGTATTACCGTCCAATCTGGAGAGGATAACACTGGTAGTTGAGAGAGCGGAATTTTTCCGGAAACAAGATCCGCTTTGGATGCAAGTTGGTTTAGAAGAGTCGTAGCAAAATTCGGATCGTTGTTTAAGGCATTAGAAATTTCTTGAAGTGTGTCGAGGACGCCGGGTGCTCCATGTACTATATCGGCTTTTACCTGCACAATCGCCGCATCGACTAAAGCGATCACCCAATCTCTACGGGTAGCGTGAGAATCTAAAGAAGGTGCAAGAAGTAAGGAAATAGAACGCGCGCCGGTTACGTTATCAAGAGAATCAATTCCGATACCGGATTCTAAAACCTCTATCGCGAAAGTTCCGGATTTAAGAAGTTTTGAACCTGTGAATGGATTTAGAATCTCAAGTTTATTTTGATCGAGCCACTCGAGACACTTCTCTAAAACAAGATTTCCAACTCCGCCGAGCTTTCCGAGCCAATAGTTTGAGAAAACACCGATCATCCAAGAACCGCGACCGAGGGTAGTTCCGGCGAGACGAGTTTCTAAATCATTGATAACAACCGGATCAACAGTTTCGTTATTGCGCGAAATCGTTCCCGTGAGAGTAAAAATTCCCCAATACGGATATGTAAATTCACCCTGACGGTTTACAAGCAAATCCCACTCATATACTTTTGGGATAAGTCCGCGTGTCATCGCTGGAGGAATTTTGATTACGATTTCTTCATGTTCCCAATCCGCGCCTTCGTCGGACGGAAGAGGTTCGATCGAAAGTAGAATTTTTGAAGATGCGGAAGACTCTTTGATTTGGAAAAGGATTTGTGCGACGGGGGAAAAGATATTCTTTAAACCCCTAAGGCGGATGACGGTAGATTCGTTTTGTCTGACTTCTAAAGGAAGATTAACTCTCAAAAAACGTTACTCGACTTTGAGTATTCCGCCATACTCAAAAATCGCGTTTTTCCCTTCGGGCCAGCTTGGATCCGTTCTTTCGACTAAAACGTCGAATTGGAGAATTTCTTTTTTTAACTTTGAAGTTTCTGTTTCATTCATCGAAAGAAAATATCCGTCCTCTTGAACCTGAGTTTCGAACTGTCCTCGCTTTAAAAAAGAACCGTCATTTTTTAGCATACCAAAGGAAGCGAAAACAGTCGTGTGTTCTAACATGTTCGAAGAAAAGAATTTTTTAAAACTTCTTCCTCTCTGGATCGTAATACTCGAATTTTTCATGGAATATAATCCGTGATCCACTGGATGAGAATCCAACGCATGAGCGCGTTTCCGGGCGAGGTCCAACGGAAGTTGAACTGTCCTGCGCTTTGGTCATCGATAACTTGGAAATCGGAATCGGAATTTCCATAAGCGCCGATACCACCAATTCGAGACCGGGCGTTGTACCAGATTAAAATACCTTTTTGTCCGGCGTAGGATTCCATACCCAAAGTGCCGGATTCGTTGTCGTTTGCGTAGTCTCGTTCGAGAAGAGAAAATTTTGTCCATTTTACGAGACTAAGTAGAGGATTTAGTTTTGAATTGATCGTAGAATCCGCGCTTGTTCTCGTATTGACTTCATTCGTTAAAAGATTCGAAAGCGCCGCAAGTTGGGATAAATTGATTCCGTCCGTAGAATTTGTTCCAGGTGCTACATTGATCGCTTTGTGAGAGTTGAAGTTTAAATTCCCTTCCATAGGAAGAGTGCCGTCTCTTGAAAGTTTTGAATTTAAGGCGACGTATTGGATATAGAGGTCGTTTTCAACGGTCTTTCCTCCCCCTACTCCGTTATACGCGCTTATATATTTGGATCCAAGATCCACCGTACTCGGAACTACGACTTTCATCGTGGAAGGAGTGATATTCACTTGAGGTCCGATCGGTTCGGATGTAACCCTTGATTGAAGGTTTGCGGGAATCTTGTCTCCTAAAACGTTTCCTTTATAAACTCGGATCGAACCGTCGTCGACCGGTCTTTCGTTTAATCGAAATCCTCTTCTGCCGTCGAGTTCGGGAAATTCTACGACTTCGTGAACTTCACCGAGTATTTCTTGAAAAACGAACTTACCCGTTATTTCATCGTATCTCCAGTTTATATCCTGTCTTCCGGAAAGAATCGGAGGAAGAGCCATCACCTGTTCCTTGCAATGTAGCGTAACGTTTCAATTTGCGAGAGGTATCCCGACAAATACTGTTCTAAAGTCTGCTTGCCGCCAAAGGTGAGTTTGCAGTTCTTCTTTGTTGGTGCGTTACCATATTCCACTTCAACGAGTGGAACGGTATGAGTGACGGAGGTATTCGAACGAACCCGAAGTTGGTCGAAATACAGTACACAGTCGGGAACGTTTTTGAAAATAAAACCGATCTCGACGATTCGTTTGATTTTAAGGGAAGCAATGTTCCAAGGACAAGGAATCCAAATCGCTTCCTGCTCGATCGGGAATGATTTTTCGTGAGTTTGTCCCTCTCCGTCAATGATGTAAAAGAGGACCATTCCGTCGGGGTTTAGGATAAAGTCGTCTTTGACGCTTGCATAGAGGTAGAAATGAATATCGGTAAGGCCGTTTTTACGTTCGTTAAAAATCTTTTTGTAAACTACATGATCCGCACCTGAGAAGATGAGTTTGTGACACTTTGATCCAGAAATAAGCGTGTCATTCGTTAGTTCAGTGTGAAGTTTACTGGAATCGGATGAAGACCAGGAAGAAAGGGAATCTAGATCATCGATTGTTTCGTAATAACTTTTTTGGGGGAAGGCGATGTTGTAATCTCCGAATTCGTAATAGCGATAAGGAGCGTTTTTAATCGTGATTAAAACTCTTGGTTCTTTGTGGAGTTCGAGTAAATTTTTACAAAGGACAACCGCGATTTCTTTTGTAAATGACGCGGGAACTTCGATGTTTTTAGTTTTTCTTCCCCATTTGTTTTCGGAAGATTCATTTAGCTCTGAGTAGAGTTTTGTAGTACCGGAACCTTCCTCGCTTTTTGCGAAAATCTCAATGTAGTTCCAAACCCAATCCCGATCTATTTTTACATCAAGGTCATTGAAATCCCAACCGATCGCGAATTTATCAATCGGTTCTTCTTTTTTCTTTTCGAGAAAGTAAAATCCGTCTGCATTGACTCCGCAGTACCAAAGTCCACCGAGCATATCGACGACCAGCTCGATGAATTTAAAAAGGGACATCCCTTCGAGATAGAGTTCGCCGAGAGTTGTAATTCCGTAGGTGGTTTGTATGAGATTGGAAGAATAGAGAATCGGAACTCTTTGACCGTAAGTTTTAAAAACTTGGTTTGCAAGTTCGGAAACAAGAGTTAGAGGATCACCCCATTCTTTAGGTAAAATCTCTACGGTTCCGAGGATTATATTTTGTAAAACAACGGACGGGTTGTGAATACGAACCGTTAATGAATCGATTACCTGGGCGACTCTGAATTTTCCTTCGTTGTCAGAATCATCCGTATCTCTTACATACAAAACTTGATTTGGTTGGATGTTAGCCGTTTGTAAATTTTGCGGGTAAGAAACGTTTGCTCCTAAATAAAGAATCGCATCTGTGTCGTCGGCTCCGCCAATTTCAATCTTATGAATATTCCACTGATTGAAATTGGAAATCGTCTCACCTTCCAGCCGTTTAATCATTCCATAAGATTTGTAAGAGAATCCTTTTTTAGAAGTAGAGGTTTGATCGGGTGTATCGTAGAGATAGCCCTTCATCACCGATTTAGAATCGATTTTTAACTTGTAGGAAGCAAAATCGGGAAGCGGAACATCCGGCATTTCCGCGAACACAAGTTCGCCTGACAATGGGCCGAACTGGTTCACTGTATTTTTCATCGAAGAAAGTTTCGGATATTGAATCCCGAGAGGAAACTGAGAGAGAATGGAACCCGCGACAGAAGAAAGTTGAACGTTTGAATCTTCGCCTGTGCCGCCCGAGTATTCCTGGAAGATCGTTGCATCTGTCGGCTGTCCTTTACAGGAAGTTCCGTACGCGGAACCAAATCCTTCCGGAAAACCGGATCTTTCTCCGTGGCCGTAAACAGCCGATTCGTCTACAATGTATCCCAAGTTTTATGATTCATAGCGCGTCCTGTGTCTGATTCGTAGGCGAATGGGTGCATTCACCGCCGAAGAATAAACGACTCTGTTTTTACCCGGACGAAAGACTAAAAAACTTCCTCCGGTCCATATCAAATTGTTATGAGAATACGTGATCGGTTTCGAATCATTGATTCTTCCGCCGATCCGGACTTCTCCCTGTACGGAGCTGATCGTCAAATATTTGTTGAGTTCGGTTGCATTTGAAAAAGATAAACTTTGGATCCTTTGCGTTGCAAATCCTTGGCCTTCCTCGTCTTCGAGGTCCAAGGAAAAATCAGGATTGGAATTACTTTCCGCAATTAGGTCGAATTCAGGATAACCATCGAGTGAGTATTCGGATGCGAGATAAATATCAAAGTATCCGCCGGATGGAAGGTATAAAAAGTCCGTGTTTGATTCTTCGCTATCTTCAAAAAGAACGTCCATGAGAATGAGTTCGATATTTGCTTCGGTTACGATTCGTTTTTCAGAACCCTTGTCGAATTTTTCCGGGATACTTGAAATCTCTACACTCGCGCGACGCGCGTTTTCAGCATCGATCAAGTAAATCGGTTTCTTACCGGTAAGAAAGAAGTTCGCGAGTTTACTTCGAAATAAATTGTATTCCAGATCGGACCCGAACGTTTTCGAATAAGGAAGAGAAAGTTTTCTGGTAGAAATCACATTGTCGGATTGATTCTTAGAACCCCACTGACTGTTTCTTGCAACGAGCGCCTCCGGAAGATCGAATTTTGTAGGGGAAATTCTCCACAATTGATCGAGAGTTTCCGTAAGAGTTCGTCCTTTAGAATCTTGTAATATAAACTTCAAACTATCCTAATACGCCCGTTTGCGTGAGGCGTTTAAGAAGTTCGTCGAGGAAGTAATCAAGCATCGCCTCTTTGTCGATTTGAGAATAGTTTTGAGAGTGATCCATCCACTCGATATTGATATTCGGATTTAAAATATTCGATTTTGGGATTAGGCTTTCTGAAATGTCTTTTCGAATGTCCTGCCAGCCGGATTCGGGAACGACCACCTCGCGCGGTGTTAAAAGAGCCGGAACCGAATCTTTACCCTGAATCCCTCCTTCCACAAGTCCTCCGATGGAAAATCCCATCCAAGGCGGATAGTTTTGTGACTGCGCGGCGGATAACGCAAGACCACTTGCAGTCATTCCCGCTCCCGCAACTAACCCACCGAGAACCGTTCCGGTCGCGATTCCAAGCGCGGGCATAGTCGCCATCGAAGCTCCCAGTGTTGGTCCGGCGAGAGCTGCACCCGCAGCGGTGTATCCTGCAACCGAAGACGCAAACGTAATCGCACCTTGAACCGCAGATTGAGCGATACCGAATGCGGCTTGTGCTACTTGAGCTTGTTTGTTTGCTTCGAATGCAGATTTACCAGATTGCCACTCTATGTATGAGGTAAGTCTTTTTGCGTTCTGTTTGTCTTGTTCTGCTTTCGCAGTGGCCGCAGTCTTATCAGCTTCAATTTTCTTTTGCTGTTCGGCTAACGCCTTTGCCTTTTCTTCATCCTCCTTCTTTTTCTTTTCATCCGCCGTATCGGCGTCTTTGTTTGCTTTCTCAATTTGCTCCAGAGTTTTTTTATCATAGCGATCTTTTAAGTCCTGTTTGTCTTTTTGGAGTCTGTCAAAGAGTTCGGCTTTTCTTTGGTTGAATAACTCTTCGTCTAAACTCTCTTGTTCTAAACTTGCGATTTGAGAGTTGTATTTTTCTTCGAGCTTCTGCGCGTCTTCGTTGTAGAGAGCTTCGTTCTCTTCCTTGATTCTTTGCGCTTCTGCATCTCGTCTTTCCCCTTTTCTTTCTTCATACGCCTGCTCGGCTTCTTCCATCGCACCCAGCTTTTCTTGAAGTTTACTGAGTTCTGCGTCTTGTGCGGAAAGATAGGTTTGAAGGTTTGCATCTACAAACCGTTCGAAGGCTTGTCCATAGAACTGAACTTGTTGAATCTGATTTTGACTTTGAACTTGTAAAGCTTGCGCTTGCGCTTGAAGAACTTGAGTAACGGGAGCGGAAAGAAAAACAACTGCACTGGCAGCCGCTTTTCCCCACGCTGTTACGGATTGTAAAAATCCTTGTGACTTGTTCGTCGCTACATTGATCTGTTGTGAAATATCATATATTTGGGATTCGGTTTGAGCTAAGGGACCTGTACTTTGTTCCCAGTCTGTTTTAAACTTTTGAATCTTTGCAGTAATCGTATCGAAAGTTTTTGCATCGTCTAACTGCGCGTGAAGTTTGATCGCTTCTTTAGGAGAAAGTGCGCCGGAACGAACCTTTCGATCGATTTCGTCTCTCGCTCCCGCAAGTAATGAATCGAGTTCTCGTAAATTTTCGGGCTTTAGTTTTAGAACTACGTCGGGAGAAATATTGTATTTTTTTGAGATTTCTCCGACGACTCGTTCGAGTTGTTCCTTATTTTGAATTTTGTCGGGAGTGATTGATTTTCCGTCGAGAGTAAGAGGAATCCTCGCCCCTTCTTTTTGTGAAAAATCGAGAAGTTGTTTTTTTAGATATTCGAAAGATTGAGACTCTAACGTTCCAGTGAGTTTTACAGTCGAAGGATTAGATTTCCAAAATTCTTCAATGATCCGTTTTTGTTCCGATAAATCCTCTTTAAGTTTTCCCTTCCCTCCTCCACTGGACGAAGAACTTGGAGCTTTCGGTCCCGATTCTTCTTTTTGAATTTCAGAAAACGCTTTTCTCCAGCGATTTACTTCTTCGCTGGAAATAAACTGTTTCCCGGAAAGCCAATTCCGTTTGAAAATTTTCTCCGTTTCCTCTGCGGTAAATCCAAGATCCTTTAACTTCTTTTGAAGTTTCTCGACCTTTTCAGTTCCGACTGCATACCCTAGATTAGAAGCTCCCGCAAGGTCATTGATTGCTTTATTCGCGGATTCTAAATCATCCTGAAATCTTTCTTTGAGTCTTCTCCCCTTTTCTTCGGTGTCTTTTTGTTCCCCTTCCCGTCGAAACCTTTCTACGATGTCGATCGTAAATACAAGGGCGGTTGCACCTAACGCGAATGGGCCGAGTATTTTTGTCCAGTTGGCAGCTCCGGCGACCCCAGCAAGCTCTAGACCTTTTGTAATCGTTATGAGAGAAGCATAAAATGTTAGCCCTGCTGTTCCGGCTACAGTGAGGGATTTTCCGAAATGAGAAATCGAAGGACCGAGATTTATTATTTCAATTTGAGTTTTCTTTATTTGAGCATCGATTTTTTTCCACTCATCGGATCCTTCTGGAACGCGAGCTAAAGACTCTCTAAGAAGAATGATTTCTTGATCTAATTTTTTTACCTTGTCACCATTTGAGAATAAACCGGGTAAAAATGAAAATCCGTCACTACCGAGATTTAAAATTGGCAGTAAAGATTCCTGATAAAGTTTACCGAGTGCGACCTTTGTTTCATTCGAAGACTTGTCGAGCCTTCCTAAAGCTCCTGCGTATCCTTGCGCTTGTTCTGCCGCTCTTCCTTGATACGCTTCCGTTTCGAGTAACGTTTCATTCAAAAGAACTTGTCTGGCTTGTGCGCTTTTTGTTGCGTCATTTAAGTCATCCAGTTTCATCCCGTGGATTTCGAGCATCTTGGAGATATTCGTCTGAATCCCGGTTGCATCGGACAAAATCGAATTCCCCGCTTTGTAGCCTTGCGAGACTACTTCGATCGATTCCGCGAGAGAATAATTGGATTGTCTAAGAACGGACCCTATGTCCGCGTTTGCTCGAATGAGCTTTGACGCTTCCGAAACGGAATAACCCATCGAAGTAAAATTTCGCATCGTTGCGGTTACTGCTTCTTTATTCAAATTCAGTTCATTTGAAATTGCACTTACCGCTGATACTGCTTCGGGAATTGCTTCTTTACCGAATTTGTATCCGATAACAGCAGAAAGTCCAGACATAGTGTTCTGAGCTTTCTGGGCCTCGTCCATAAAGGACTTTACTTCGCTTGTGATTACTCGGGTTGTGAATCCGCTCGCAAGGGAGGCGAGTCCAGTTTTGAGTGAGAGGGTTTGTTTGTTAAAGTCTTCTCCCGACTTTCTTGCTTCGTCGAGTTTTACACGAACGGACTCGACTCCGGATTTGAGTCGATTGAACGAGTCGCCTCCTATCTGAGAACGACTCATTGCATCTTGGAATTTTTTAAGTCTTGTTTCGAGACCTGAAATCGTGTTTAAGGATTGCCTGAACGCTTTCGGATCGATTGCAGAGCTTAAAGTTTTGCCAAACTCGGCTCCTGATTTCTTTGCCTCATCGAGCTTCGTCCGAACCGATTCAACGGCGGATTTAAGACGATTGAATGAGTCGCTTCCAATTTGAGCCTGACTCATTGCGTCTTGGAATTTCTTTAGTCTTGATTCAAGACCTGAAATCGTGTTTAGAGAACTACGGTACGCTTTCGGATCGACTGCGATCGCGTTATTCGCCGCCTGACCGAGTTCCTTGATCTGAGTGACAAAACTTCGCGCATCGGAAACGGCATCGTTAAAAGCCTTTTGAAGCGGCTTTCGGTCTCCGACGAGAGAAACGTTAACCGTCGCTTGGTTTTTATTCAAGAAGCTACTCTTCGCGTATCACGATTCCGTTTTTCCTTAATGTATGTTCTTCCTTTAGTTTTTTCCAAAAATCCGCAGATTCGGATTTAGCTTTCCAAAACGCATCTTCGTATTCTTCTTCCGTCAATTTTTGCGACGGACGAACGAGTTTCAAAGAAGTCATTTCTTTGTCTATACTTGCGATTCTCTTCGTAATCTCTTCCGCAAATTCCGGTTTCAGATATACTGCTACAAGAAGTTTGTTTCTATATTCTTCTAACTCCATATACCGGAGCGCGAGAAGTCGGCTTGTCAGTCCGTGGTAGTTTAGTTTTTGAACCGTTTCTTCCCGAACTCCGGAACGAACGAGTTTCATTTTTGCAAGAACAAGTTCCGAGTCGGGATCTACTTTTTTGCGGACGATTCTCCCGGATTTCGTTTGGTTGCGAGTTCGACTTCATTTAAGAATTTGAATATGTTTGAAAAGTCGGGATAGAAAAAGGGAATCCGATTTAGGACTTCGATATGTTTTTCCGATTCGAAAACCGTGACTTGGAATTTCTCTCGAAGGAGCGTTAGAATTTTATCTCCGAATTTCCGAGCTTCTTTTTGTTTTTTAACAAACAACGTACAATCATTTTCGGAAACATACTGAGTTAAGTCCTTACAAAAGTCTACGAACGAAACGGCGTCTTCCAATACGAGCAACTTGTAACTTTCGTATAGTTCGGAAATTACATGATTTGTTTCGTTAAACGCGGTTGAGTGTTGCTCGATCGCAAGTTCCAACTTGTCTTGAATTTTAGAAAGTCGTTCGTGAAGCCCGATTGTCGATACGTGAATCGGAAGTGTGATTTCTCCACCGCCTAAAAAGACGATGGTAGTCTCGTTGTACGGGTGAATGTTATGTTGCACTTAAATCCCCCAGATAGTATGCAACCGGGAGGCCGCGGAACGTTGTGTTTGGATCCACGAGTGATTCGAATTTTAGTTCCACAGAAAGCGGAGTCTTACCGTCGAATTCCCATTTCGGTTCCGGGTAGAGCATCGTGTTCGGTAGAATCAAAAGATCCATCGGATCAAGAGAGCGGGTTCTTGGTGCAATGAGTCCGGTTAAGTGAAGTTCCTGACCGTTACCAGCCTCGATTGAATCCCACATTTTGACCGTTCGAGCCGCGCCTTTGATATTTCCGGTAAGTGAATCGTAGTTTATCAGATACCCTTTGATAACTTTCTGAATCACCTCTTGTACGGGTTCGATGATTTCAATCGTCGTCGTCACCATGTACGAGTTCAGAGTCTTCTTAAACGCTTGCGCTCCCATTTGCATGGCGACGTGTTCCGCGTATCCTAACGACTCTTGCATCGTAGCTTTCAAACTCATGCCTAAGTCCCACATGTCCGCGATTTTGAAAGTCGCTCCTGTCCCCGGAACCGCTCCGATCGGAGTCATCAGTTCAAGTGAGGTTACTCCCGTTATGGTTTTGATTTTTTTAAGACCGGGTAAGTTTCCGATCTTTAGATACTGACCGACTGAAAGTCTCGTGAAATCCGTTCCGGTTCCCGTAACTAAAACATCATTGGCCGAAACGGAAATGGTTCCCGGTTGGTTCCCAGTTTTTGAAAGTGGTCTTCCGAAATCCGTCGCTATCGGACTGATTGATCCTGTAGGCCGACCGATAACCGCCGATCCTTCCGGCGTGATTAAATCTTCAAGTGCCATTTGTTAGCTCACTCGGGAGAGCTTTGTTTCACGTTTTGTTTTGGCTTTTCCTGAATGGTACTTTTTGGTTCGTAGAGTTTAAAGAGAGGGTCTTTTAAAAACTCCTCTACTTGCGATTTTGGGACTCGGATAGTAACGTCACCGTTTCGGGTTGACTTAAGAAGTGTCACCTGTTCTTCATTCATTCTTCCTCCTTTTATGAAATAAAAAAGCTCGCGTTGTATCGATACTCGCCGTTCAGAACTTGGCCGATGAGTCGAATTTCTTTTCCTTGGATGACTCTCAAGGTGATCGGTGGAAGATCTACAGTTGTTTTTCCTTGCGGAAGATTTTGCGGAGTCGGTAAACTTAAGTTATACCTTTCGTTTAACTTTTCATACAGATCAAATGCGATGTCTTTCGATCTTGGAAGTGTCTTTGCAATACACAAAAAATCGATCTGCGTCTTCGAAAACGGATCGGGGTTTGTAGTTATATTATGAATGACTAAAATCTTCTCTACGGCCTCTTTAGGGGTCTCGACAAAGGGCTGTAAAATGTTTGAGTAAGAAGAAAAGGAAAGCTCATTCTTCATCCAATCAACTAAGTATTCGATCAAGTATCTGTGAGTAGTTACGTCGCTCATCCAAAAGTCTTTTCGAAGAGATCGCCGAAATGGTCGGAGACTTCTTCTACAATTTCGTTTGAGTTCACAGGTTCTTGAAGTTTCTCAATCCAACCGGGTCCGGTTCCGGGTTGTTTTCCTTTGAGTGTGATTGGTTTTCCGTCTGCTTTACTTTCTCCCGACTGTTGCACTTCCGCGTAAGGAGCTTCATAAATGGTCCTTGCTTCTAAGTCTGTGATGTCTGCTATTGCAGGTGGAAGTTTAAACTGTGATTTGGATTTCGATGAAACTTCTTCCACATCCTTTACGAGTTCGTCGCCAACATAGATCGAGTAGGCTCCCTGCATGTAACCGGTTTGTCTTTGTGGTTGAATACCTGTGTGGGAACTTGATATTTTCGCCGGGATTCCGAGGGCTACGATCTCAAACGCTTTTTTTGCGACCTCGATTATCTTTTCCGGAAAAAAGATCCCGAGTCTTTCTTTGAATTCGTGATCGTCTACGTTCCAGCCCTTACTCAAGCTAACCCTCAATTTCAAAGTGGTGGACGTTTTGATTGGCGTCGGGTGCCGGATAGAAGTAAAGAATGGAAAGATATCTGCCACGAATTGCAAAGTCTTCTTTTGCAATACCTTGCGGCCATTTGATTAGGTCGGTGGGTCGTATGTCCTCATCTGGTAAAATATCTGCGTGAATGGTTGTATATGCGATTCCGTTATCAGAGTTTCTAATTCTTGTTTTTGGTTTCCAGCTTTCGGCAAAGACCGTGATATGTTCGGACCTTTCCTCATCCAGTGAGTTATCCGCGACATTGTAAATAGGTCTTAAAATCTCGAAAGGGACCATTACGCCGCGCTCCTTTCAGGAATTGCCTTCCCTTGTTTTCGAAACCAAGAACGAGCAAAATTTTCATTTGATCGAGAGGCAATGAGAGCAAAGAGTTTTCTGTTTGTAAGCACTAACGGAAAAAGTCGATGAGAGCATCTCGGATGATACCCTGGTTTTTCTTTTTCGGTTAGAAGTTTAAAAACTCCCGCTTTTGCTAAGTCCGGGTCCGTCGTGTATATCTCGTCTTCGTGAGGTTTACAAACTTTGGCTGTAGTGTTGTGACCGGGAACGGTGTATAAAACGATGCCTGCGCGTGTTCCCTCTTCGATCGAGGCAGTAACTTGGCTGTCTGTGATTCGGGATCTTGTAACGAGTTCAGCGTAACTCTCAACTTTGAAGTGAATCGGATCTCCGTTACGATCCAGGATTTGAATGTATTTCTTTTCTAAAAATTTAGAATTGAGTCTTTCTAATTTCTCGAATTTCTTTTTACCAAGTTTTTCACAAAAGAATTCTCTTGAATCTTTGTCTTTCGGTGAAATGATTCGAGAGCTTTGGCTTTTTGAAAAATCAGTATTGTAGAAAAGCTCAATGACATTCTTTCGCGCTTGCGTTGGTGTTCCCGATTTTAAAAGACCTTTTGCAACCGCTTTGGAAAGTTCCGATTCAGAAAGAACTCCTTGCTTGGAGAGCTTAAAATAAGTCTGAAACATAACTTTAGATTGTTTGATTGCGACTCGGAAATCTCGGGCCGCGTCTCTGATTAAAACCGGCAAAGCCTTCGAATCGATCGCGGTTCCGGCGACATTCATCCCGGATTCTAAGATCAAATTTTCAGATATGCTTCTTCCGTATCGGTAGGTTTGCGAAAGAGTATTTCCAATTGATTCATAGAATGTATTTAAAACGTTATCATAAAGGATAAGAATCTTTTTGTATCTTCTTTCTAAAAAACTAAGGTATTCTTTTTGATCGGGAGTTACCTTAGAGAAATGATTCTTTGTTTTCCAAGTAACTTCTACGATTGCAGTTTCCAATTCGCGAATCGCATCGGAAAGATTTTCAAGCAAAACGTCCACCTGACTTTTACTCATTTCGCGTAATAAGTCGTCGTGAAATTTCACTTAGTAAACCGACACTCCCGATCCAGTACGAAAAAGTTTCCCAGAAGTCCTACTTCCTTCCTTTTTTACGAAATCATAAACCGATTCAGGAATATCTTTTATGGTTCCATTTTTGTATGTGTAACTCTGATCGGAAATTGAATACGATTGAATCCCGTTGGCCCGGTTCTCTGCATGTTTGTTTGTTGGTAGTTTAAATAACTCCAACGCAAAAACGATCTGAGCTTTTTTTAAAGTTTCTTCGCTAACTTTGGCATAATCAAAAGATTCCGAATTTTGAAGCCTTAAAAAGGCGGTATTCAGAGCTTCTCTTTTTCTTTGAATGAGATTTGTGAGTGCCCCCACTTTGTTTTCTGGAATGCGTCGGAACCGAACCGGAAGATCAATATCGAATTCAACCGAGGTTATAATCGCGTTTGAATCATCTGTAACGGAAACTACGTTCACAAGTTGGGATTCTAAATCTAAAGTTTCTTCGGGAAGAAGCGGGAGAGTTCCATTGAACTCGGTTCCGAACCCGATTAGATTTTCACCTATTGCTGTGACTGTTTCTTTTTGAAAATATTCGCTTCTCTCAGTATCCCTCCAGAGTGATCCTCCGGAGAAATACTGTAAAAAGTCATCGGACTCTTTTATCGTTACAAGCCCGACTTTCATTTTTAGGTTTGCACCTCTTCTTCTTCGATTTTCTTTTTGGGACTGTGAACTTCCTTTGATTCCGGAATTCGAAAATCAGAATGAACAGCGAGGGCTTCGAGTTGGCTTTCGTCTGCGAGTAACTCGACCTCAGTCCCATTTTTTAGTTTTTTATACACTTTGATTAGATTTTTTTTCATGTGGTTTTAAGCCGCCGCGAGAACTCTTCCAAGTCGTTTTTGATTGATTACTTCTCCACCATAGAGAATGTCATTTTGCACTTTGACGCGGAGACCGTCGGACCAAACAGAAACCCGAACAGGAAGACCGGCAAGCATCGCAACAACTGACCTTACTCCAGTTCCTTCGGGCATTGCTTTGTAAGCTCTTGCGCCGAACGCGATCGCGGAAGGTGAAAACGCAACCATAGAACGGGAAGGAATCACCGTAATAACTGCGTTATCCGAAACAGCGTTTCTAAGAGGCCCGTCAAAATAAATCTTAGTCGTAACCCCAAGAGATTTGTCGGTTCGAATTACCGTATGAAACGGAGCTCCCGTTTCTCCGGCTACAGTGAAAACGTCTCCTGGTCGTACCGGCTTAACGGCATCGTTAAACGCATCGACGATCATTTCCGAGTCTCCAGACGCGTAACCGCCGGAGTGATTTACCGCACCTGCAAGATCGGTCGGAGTATACGATTCGATCGCGTGGTTTTCGGATACGTTGAATCCGAGTGCGCGAGTGATTTTTCCGTCCCTCAGTGCGCTCGTATCTCCGGATTCGTTCGCTTTGAAAAACTCCGGAATGGAAAGAAGAGAACCGTAGTCATCCGGAGCGCAAACAAGCTGTTTCTCTCCACTGACTTTGTTATTCGAAAGCATTGTCCTGAGTTTCACAACCTTGTCTTTATCAAGTCCTGTCCTTGCATCGACGATGTTGTTTGTCTTTAACGCGAGGTTATAGATAAACTTGTTCACCGTTGTATAAAGAGAAAGAGCCATCGGTTGCGCGTATTTCTCGACAAGATCATACGAGCTTAAAGAAAGTTCGGTGGAAGTTAAGATAATCGTTTTCTTTTTCGATTCCGTTAGTTCGACTTTCTTAGCTTCTTGGTGAACATCGGTCGCATCGGGATCTTCTTTCGGATCGTAGTCGTCTGCGTCACCGAAATCCGGTGTAATCGGGACCGTTACTTTGTCCCCTACTTCCGCGAGCTTTTGCTCGATCGATCTTGAAACTTGATTTTGAAAATTGAGAACTCCGGAGTCTAAGGCATCCCACCCATCGAACCAGAATTCAGGAAAGAGTACATCTTGTCCTGAGTTAGACATTGAACCTTCTCGTTAGTCAACGATGATCGTTTGGATTCCGGCTTTCATCTTTTCGAGCCGTTCTTGTCTTACTTCCGGTTTCGCTAAGTCGGAACGCTTGTAGGCAACCTGTCCGGTTGTAGTTAAGCGACCTCCTTTCACGGATGTCCCAGAACCTGGAATTAAATTGGATTTGAGAAGGTTTGCGTTCGTCGGTAACGCTAGCCATTTGGCAGCCGCTTCTTCGGGTTCTAATTCTTGAACACCCGCGCCGTCGCCAACATCGAGCTTTAAGAAGACTTTAAAACTTCCGTCTTCCTTATTCTCGATTACAGTCGGTTGACTGATCGCTTTCAAAAGAAGGAGTGCTTGATTCTGATCGTAAAGATTGTGTTTGGAAAGTGCGGAGTAAAGTTCCGTATTGATCGACTTTTCACGAAAGAGACTTTCGTAACGTTCTTTGCTTTTTCTTTCGGATTCGATCGCTCCATTCAGCTTTTTTATTTCTCCTCCGAGTCTCGCGGCCTCCCTCTCCTTCTCGGGAAGTTTTTCGAGTTCTAACTGTTGCAGTTTTTCTTGAAGCTCCTTTAGGGCCGGGTGTTCTTCTTTGGCCGCTTCTTCGAGAGTCTTGAGTTTACTCGATGCGGTCCTAAATTCAGCCGATAGCTTTCCAAACCCTTGAGCGAGTTCCCGAGGTATGTTGTAAGTATTTCCTCCAAACTTGAACTCTGCGAGTTCCGGTTCGTTGCTCCTTGAGTCCCCTCCTCCTTCACTACCTTGGCCGTTCTCTTCTGTCTCTGTCTCTGTTCCTCCCGATCCGTCTCCTTCGCCTGCTTGTTTTAAAACTCTGGAATATTGGTTCCAAAACCTCATCTATGCTACCTGTTCTCGGTTTTCACCGTTCGCGTTTGCGTTTGTATCGGGGTCGCTCCCCGTGTGTTTTGTGATTCTTGATTCTTTTCTTCCATGTCGGAGGAAGAAGCCGTATGACTACTTTCTTGATTGAAAAACTTCTCCATGAAGCCGGGAAGTTTTTCTGTATCACTTGAATCGATTTCCAAGTAGAGTTTACTCTTTTCTGATTCGCTAAGATCGGGAAAGACCTTGTTTATGATTTCTTTTGCGATCTTCTTTTTTACTGCGGAGTAATTCAGACTATCAAAGACGGATAGAAGCGTCTTAACCGTTTCCGCGACGTCGATCGTTTCGAATTTTTTCTGATACGAAATCTTGATTTGATCTTTTGAAACTGAGGATTTTTGCCAGAGAGCAAAGAGTTCGAAGATTTCTCTTTCGCACTTTTCAAGACGCGTTGACCCGGAGTGTAAGAACGCCTTAGCTTCACGAAATTCTAAGGACTTCGCAATTCCAGACTGCGGCCCAGTCTTTTCTTGGTCTTTGTCAAGCCCTACTTTTTGAAGGATTTTTTTGCAGAGTCTTTCTACTACGATTCCAAGACCGGTAAGATCCTCGATTCCAGGGCCTATGAACGAGGGAGCCAAACCGGATTCTTTGTCGTATGTTATAAAGGAAAGAGAACCGATTCCTTCCTTTTCCAGTTTTTCCGGGAGGATTCCGGGATAGATGAAAATCTTAAACGCACCGGAATAGATAACCTCATCTTCTACGGACAAGAGGTTATAAATCTTACGATCGATGATCGCAATGTCTTCAAAAATCGTCTGATTGATCGGCCCTGATTCGTTATCGGACCAGGATACGAAAATGAGAGGAACGCGTCCGAGTGAATGCTGAACAGGATCGTTTGCGATAACCTTTCCGTCTTTGGTTCGTGTAAAGTCTTGATAATAATCCTTAGTCCAAAGTCGATACTCGACTATGTTCGTTCTTTCCTGGAATGGATCCTCATCCTCCAGATACGAGTTATCAAGAAGCACCCAAAGAAGTGATCCATTCTCATCAATAGAGAAATCACGGACCTGACCAAGATCGTACAATACGCAATAGGGCCTTAGTCCTTGTTCATTTATATCCGCTTGGGTTTTAATAGTTTCGGGATCGAAGGTCGGCGAATCAACAAGGACGGCGCAAGTGCAAAGTAGCGACTTGGTAGCAACTTCTTGCATGAACTCATCCATACTCTGACGATGATTTACTTTTTCGAGGAATGGTTTTAAAGAATCGGGTACGTTTCTGGTTGGTGTAGTATCGAAAATAAGTCCGGTAAGAGCTTCGACGATCGGAGAAGTATGATTTAAAAATACGGATCTCTTCTTTCGGTTTTCATACGAAAATGAATTTTCTTTCGAGTATTGAAAGAGGTGGTTTTTATCAATATAGGAAAGGCCGCCAAGAAACGAATCTCGTATCAACTCCCATGCGGTCAATTTTGACGCAATATCTGGGTGCCTTCTCTTTAGAATGATTTCGTTTTCGATCGTCTCGGACATGAAACTTTTTTAAGGGCCTATTTTTACTGTATTTCACGGATGGAAAACAGTCAGGTGCATTCCTTTAAGAAGCGAGTCCGAAGGATGCGACAAAGGTTTTCTCAATGGTCATGTAGTAAACGCCGGAACCCACATCCACAATGTCGTCGTGACTTTTACCATCTCCGACAAAGTTGTGAAGCGTGTTTAGAATTACTTCTATACTCGTATTCGGACTATTTACGATCACAACTTTTCCGATACCGGCAAGGCCTGCCCAAGGAAGTGCCCGAGAAAGTTTGTCTCCGTTGGCCGGATAAGAAGCACACTCCACTCCAATTTCTGCAAGTAACGTTATGATGTCTTCTACAGCGCCTTTTCCGGTTGCACCCGGTTCTTTTTCAACGCCGACTTTGACTTTTCCGTATTTTGAATATTGAATTTTGTCGAGTTCGGATTCTCTTCGGATCCACTTCTTTACTTCGTGCCAAGCAAGGCGGTTCTGATCGAATTTTAAATAGAGAATTCCGTCTTTAAAACCTCCTATCGCTGTCGCGGTAAAATCTGGATCGTTTTTGTTTGTTTTCTTAACTGTGGCCGCCAAATCCCAGAAACGGAAGAGCCGCATATCACTTGGAAACTCGGGCGCGTGTCCGAACCAGTGACGATTGAAAACTTTTCCGGCAACTGGCCGCGCATTCCAGTTTCCTTCAAGGTATCTTTCGCGCTCATAGTCAGCCATGGACTTGAGGTTTGCTAAGTAGCCTGGGTTTTTTTCTAAAAGGATCTTGTTATCATATACAGAAGACTTAATAAAGGTTACGGATCTTATATCTGCTTCCGTAAAATCAGGAAATAAGTGAATGAGTTCTTTTTTGGAATCAGCGAAGTAGAATTCGTTTTTTACTCGGAGAAAATAGCGGACCTTTCCATCTCTTGCGGGAATGGGTAAGCCCGTCTCGCGGTCTATCCACCAATCAAGGAATCTCCGTATCCAAGAATCGGGATCGGGATTACAAGTCGCACGAACGTAAGGCAAAACACCACTTCCGGATCGGTTCCTTGAACCCATAAAGAAAAAAGTATCTTCGGAAAACTGATTACACTCATCGAAATAGAATCCTGCAACCTGAGAACCTTCCCAAGAGAATTTAGTTTTCTCAAGTTGAAGGTGATGATATTGGATACTTGCTTTTTGGATCCTGTATTCAAGTGCCGGTGACTCGCGGGCAATTCCACCGATGAAAGGATAAAGGTTATTTGCTTCATCCCAAAGGCCGCCGGGCTTTCGTAAGTCAGTAGAGTTCTTTCTAAAAAAGACGGCGTTGAATTTTGGAATGTGGACATACCGGAGTGGATCAATCGTGATCGCGTAGCTCTTTCCCCCTCCTTTGGCTCCTCCAAAAAAAGCAATGTCCGCAGAAGTCGAAAGAAACCTTTCCTGCGGTCCCGGTTGCGGTTGTATGATCCGGGATTTACCGGTCAATCCTGGGACGTAGTTTCGTTTTTGTTTACATCGATCGGAGTTCTTCCGTTATCAGGAAGATACACTACAACTTGTTGAACTTCTTTCTCGACGGAGAGTTTGTCCTTTCTGCCCCACTCTTCCGGCCACCGACGTTCTAAAATCCAAGCCTTCGCTTGCCACGAATCGGATTTCTGGATGTCGCTTAGAAGTTTTATCTTTGCAAGGGCCTCCTTCTCTGCAAGTTCCTGCACAAATTGCACATATTCAGAATTCTTTTTTTCACCCGCGTCCGATCCTTTCGATTTCCATTGATAGAAAGCGCGTTCCGAGATCCCTGCAAGTGCACACGATGATTCGTAAGTATGACCATTTGAAATCGCTGCGAAAAATTTCTCTTTTACCTTCTCGCTTAATTTGGAAGGTCTTCCACTTTGTTTACGCACATAAATCGTTTTCGTTTGTTTCTATCCATTCTTCACAAATCTCAATCATCTTGAGAAACGCTACGGAATGGTTCTTTACATTGAGCCGCCTTTTAATCTCGGTCATAACCTCCACGAATCTTTCAAACTCGCCGAGTACTACGCGGTCTCTCTTTTCATCGATGAGTTTCTTTTCTAAAAGTTCTAATGTCTGGTCTATTTGCTTTAGATCCAAATCGCCGTAGAAAAGTCTTACTTCATTGAGCTTTATATCCGATTCGGAAATAGGAACGAGCTCCGGAATTTGGTAATTAAGAAGAGACTGCTCGTCAATCCCGGAGTAAGCCTTCCAATCCAATTCTTTGATTTGAAGATAGAGATTCTTTAGAATTCCTAAGTCGTCCTGACCGGCTATCGAATTGTGAGAAAGTTGAATCGCAAGTTCTCTTTCGGTATCTATGTCCTCGATATACAGGATTAGAATCGCTTCGAGTTTTGCTTTGATTGCCGCGGTAACTCTGTGATTCCCAGATATTACTTTGAATTTCTCTTCTATTTTTACTCCGAAAGGAAGCTGAGAAAGGAATCCGTCTCGTTTTACATTCTCGACCAAACGGCTCATTTGGTCCGGCGTCATATACCGGGCATTTACCGCTAAAAGTTCGCAGTCCTCTGCCGGGTCCACCCAAGCTAGTTTGTAAGGTGCGATGAAAGTATTGATTTCAGAGAGTTTCTTGTTTACTTCCTCTTTGTTTGGAACCATTCTTTAAAAATTTCACTCAAGGACACGTTTTTGAAATCCTGTTGGTAAACGAGTTTACCTTTCTTACGTTCTACCAATTCATACACACCTCGGTATTTCATGGATACGGGGTGTGGAGTATATACGGAAGTCCTCACGCCTCTATACGAGTGTAAATACTGCCTTGTTAGGAACTTTTTTATCTCAGTTGAAAGAAGGAGCATGATGAGAAGTTTTGAAAGTCTCTTCTCGCCGGATTTAACTACGAAATCGGAAGAAACAAAAATATGATTCATACTGCTCATGAATTTTTTAAACCCTGCAAAACCGAAAACATGACCGTCTGCAAGGAAAGCGATTCCGAAATCTTCTTTGTCTGAGTAGTTCACTCTCGAAGACATGAAGATATGTTTGTAATGAAAGATTAAATCTGATGTGACTTTTGCGAATTCTATTTTTGATTTTTCAGAAAACTGGAAATCATCAGGAACAATCTTCAAAGTCGTGTTTTCGTTTCCAGTGGTTGGAGTAAAAAAGTAGGTTTTCTTGTTTTCAATACTCGTGTAAAGTGTGACGTCTTTTTTACTCGAATATCTTACTATCCCCTTTTTGAAGGCCGCGAGCTCCGGAAAGTCAATGTCTGAATAAATGACGGATTCACCGGATTCTAAAAGAGAAAGGTAGGTTTTTCCTGCATTCTTGCTATCAAAGAGATTGTAAGTCGCCCTTTCGTATTCGAAGACTTCCTCTACTGTATTGTACATTTTCTCATATCCGCCTTTGTAGGTAGGCGCAAAAAGAAAACTAACCCCCTCGCAGTCCTGAACGTGTTTCAAAAAATCGCCGAAGTAAAAGGATTCGATTTTAAAATCAAACACTCCGCCGGATTCGAATTTTTTTAAGGTTCGATCGTAAAACTCATCCCCCTTTTCCAAATACGAATCCCACATTTCTTTTTGAAAGTCGTTCTTACAAGGCCGGAATTTGGAAGTTTTCAAAACATACATCACTTCTACGAGCTTTCTGTATTTAGAATCTTTCGGCCACTTTTGAAAGACTGCAGAGTATGTAGGATCATTGCATTTTAAAGGAGTATCCTCGTTAAGGATAATGTCCGCAATGAGTTTAGAATAAAGAGATACATCGTTAGAGTGGACTTTGTATCCGAGTCCCGAAAGGATACGATCCGTTGTAAAATTGCCAGAACAACCAACGAAGATGTTTCGAGATTTCGGTGTTTTCGAAATCAAATCTACGAGGATCGCCCTGGCCTCCGGTGGGACGGAACCGATGAACCCCATTTAAAGAAGGTTCGGTTGTTTCGTTTCTTCTTGTTTTTCTGCTTTGTACTCTTCTATTTTGATACCTGTCTTTTCTTCAATCCACTCCGCGACAAGACGCCGGTGACAAAAATCCCCCGGTTTTTCGTAACAAAGAAGAGCGAAGTCTTTTCCTTCGGAAAGATTCATTAATTCTAAGATCACGGCTTCCGCGCTTAACTTTGAAAGTTTAGTTAGAAACTTTTCCGTATATTCTTCCAAAGGCATTTTCAAAGTGTCCGCGTCCGGCGCGAGCGGAAAGTATTTTAATCCTTTCCAGTATCTCGCGTATCTTGCGATCGAAATCGGGACGATATGCTCGGGGAGTTTTCTTACATTTGCAAAGTAACTCGTCTGTATCTTCATCTCATCATTCCTGTAAAGGTAAGAGGATAGTGGCGACGATTGTGTTTCGTCGCAATCCGCTTACCAATCTCGTTTAAGTTTTTTAGGTGAGGGGTTGCCAATTCCCTCGCCTTCTCGTAACTGATTTCTTTACTGAGGAGTTGTAATCGAATGATTTGGATTTGGTATCTATAGTCTTCCGCATTCATTCGATTTCCTCAACTTTTGTGTTATTCGTGTCGAGGAATCCTTGGCTTTTTAAGTTCTTACTCCAAAAATTGCAAAAACCCTGAATACTATATTGAAGTTTCAAAGAAACTTCGTGAACTGACCCATCTTCATTCAGCAAGTAAACTTCGTCGTATCTCGGTCGCCCTCCGTCTTGAACAAAGAGATACGGAATCATTTTTAATTCTTTTTGAATCTTCGAAATTCCCTTTATTTTCTTAATCGTAACCTCTTCGATCAACTGGAAGCACACTTCCGGATCCCGCATCATATCACCGTTTTGGATATAGTAGTGACAGACAGAAATCGCGTCGTGACCCAAAGGACCTTTCCCGATGTGTTCGATTACTAAGTCCATGAATCCTTCGTTTTTGATTTTTAAAGCACGGCTCTTTAACTTTTCCAATCCGCCGTTTTGTTCAATGATTTGCATAACGGTATTCATACTTTGTTTTCTCCGGATTGTTTTTTTTCACTATACAGATCCACATATTCGATTCGTATAGGACTTGCTTCTACTGCTCTCTTGCCCTCGTGTATCGTTTTCATACGTTAGTTTCCTTTTACTAATTTTGTGATTTAAACCACTAGAAAAAGAATCTACTAAGTAAACTTTATTTTTCATATTATTCTTTAATAATGTATTTTTTATTCCAAAACCCATTTATCGATTTTCGATCTTACGAACTCCTCATCAACGTCTTTGACAAACTGAATCGTATGAACCGGAGAATGATCTATATACGTGTAAATCGAAAGAAAATCCTTCCACGTTTCCTCCCCCGATGCTTCTTTCATCATAACAAGCCTTCGAATATCCTCGCCGAAGAGATCGAAAATTTTTTGATTCTTGGAATTGTATTTCTCGACGTATCGGATAAACTTAAATTTATGCACGAGCTTCTGAAGTGTGTTCTGGGAAATCCGCATACAGTCTGCGGCCTCTCGGAACGTCATTCTGGTTTTGAAAGTTTCGTTTTGCTTTGATGGTTAAACTTAGGTTTGTTTAAAGGGAAATTACCGAGAAGGTATATGATAAGAAGCGCAGTGATTCCAAAGACGAAATAACCAGCCGCGAGCCAAAAGAAAAAGATTACTAAAATACCGTACATTTTATTCGATTGCTATCCTCCACCTGCGATTTTAAAAAAATCGCAGGGTTCACGTTTGATTTTTCAAATTTATGCGGCAATCTTGCCGGTTTCAACGAACTGCGTTAAAATTGAGGCCGCAAGTTTCGCAGTTTCTTGATCGAACCTAATTCGATCCCCGTTATCAAGTCCAAACCAAATGGTAGATTTCTCACCCAATTCGTTCGTTTCTTCTATGCTGGAACTTCTTCCAAGTGCGTCCAGGAACTTTGCCTTGTTATAACCTCTTGGAGTTGTGTGAATATACATTTGTCTTTCTTTCATGCAGACTTACTTCTGTTTTGCGCGTTTGTTTTTACGTTCCGGGTCTCATTTTTTTTCTTCATATAATGTTCTCGAAAGGATTCGTCGTCTAAAGCCTTCTCTTTGTAATTTGGAGAAATCCAATCGATCGGACAAAGTTTTGGATCAGCGTCGATCAGATCAAAGTCCTCAAGCAACTCTTCGTACGAAACCCATTTTGTCTTTTTATCCTTGTATCGGACAACTTGATAGTTTCGATTTTCTCCTTCTTCGGAGATAAGGGAAGCAAAACAGAGAAGACCGGATTTTTTCGATTTCACTGTAAAAAATCTTCCTCCTTCGAGAATTTTCCTTTGAGCTTCCTTTCGATACCCTTCTTCCAAGGCTTCGAGAAATTCAGCTTTCAATTCTTGATCTGATTTTCCCTTCACAAATTCTTTCGCTTTTAGGCTGCGAGCGTTTTCTTTCGTATTCCCGCTTTCGGAATCTGGCTTTCCAGTTCGTCAAAAACTTCCTTAACTTCCTTAAACTTTAGTCTTGGATAAGACCATTCAAGTATCTCCCAAGTTTTCATAACTGAATACCTTTCCCGGAAATGCCAGATGATCGAATCTCTTAAATTTTTATCCATGTTTTTGTTCTCCTTTTGGATTTGATTTTTGATTCTAAAATTTTTCAAACTGCGACTTGCCTTTCTATCGAATGAAGAACCGGCGAGCCGCCTTCCTCGTTCACATACTTGTTATACACCATTCGAATAGATTCGGTAAACTCGTCCGGACTCTTCGCCTTACGAATTAACTGCATAGAACTGCTGGTCAATCTTTCCGAGGCCCAATCTTCGAACGAAGCGTATTGCTCAGACAATAAAGTCTTCGAAATAGATGCCACATTGCTCGGAGTTGGCACCGGTCGAGTCTCGACTGATTTTTTCGATTTCGTTTCCGACAACAAAAGAAGCGCATTGTAAGAGTTTTTGATTAGGTCTTTGTACGAATAAGCGGAGGAAATATTAACGGGTCTTGATTGCCAAAAAGTATCCGTTTTGAAGTTTTCGGAATTTTTGATTAAGATAAGTTTCGAAATGCTTTCCAAAACGATTTCGGGTCTTAACCCTTCTTGAAAGGATTCCCATTCTTCAAGTTTACTTTTTTCTGTTTTCGGGTTGTGGTCGTATTCTTTCAATTCACGAAGGATTAGATCTTTCGCTTTTTCGGAAACATTCGACCAAGTGGTCTCGGCTGAAAGCGAGAAAGACTCCTTTTCTATCTCTTTTTTATGTTCTTCTTTTATTCCTTTAATATCTGATCCACAATTTGAGGGGTGTATACACTCCTTATCCTGTGGGGTGGCCTCCCTATTTTGTGGAGCAATATCCACACCGTATGGAGTGGCTTCCTCGTTTTGTGGGGTGGCTTCTTCCAAAATTTGTGGAGTGGGTTTTTGAACTTTAACGTTTGCAAACATCACTCGAAGTGTTCCAAGTTTTGTTTTTGTAAGTCGTACGCGGATGACGCCCTTTCTCGCCATTCTAGAAATCGCTTCGGAAATAGCTTTATCCGATTTCTCCATGATTTCCGCGAAGTATGCGTTCCCCGCCGTACAACCTTCTTTTCTTTTGGAAAGGTGAAAGATCATAGAGAATAGGATTTTTTCCTGATCGGTAAGATTCAGTCCGTTTACGATTGTAAAATCGATCCAAGTCCCGTCCATTCCGGACGGGCGCTCTTTTTTTGTTATCGTTTTCATGACTTTGCTTACCTGTTCTCAAATCGAGTCTGAACAAAATCGTTTTCAGCTCTTCGTCTATTTGCACGTTTGGAAACCTGGTTAGCAAAATTGAGGGCTTTTTGTTCCCTTCTTTTTCTAACGAATGTCTTGATTCTTTTTTTGAATATTCGGAATACTTTCATGCCGCAAACTTCCAGTACTGTTTTGCGACTTCAATTTCTTCGTCATCCCAAAGAAAATTGTCGTAGTTCGGAAAAACGAATTCTATGATTTCCTCAACCGAATCTGTGTTCATGAGAAGTCTTCGGATTGCTCTCGCTGCCATACGATAATCATTTACTAAAGATTCAATATCGGAAGCCGGGATTTCGAATTTTCTAAACCCTTCGTGAGATTTATTTTTTGTAGGTTTACCGAGATAGATAATCTCAGCCGGAAGAGAAAGGGCCTTACACTGTAAGGCAACTTGTCTTCTCACGGCGTTTTTTAGTTCGGTTGGGAAACTTTTCGCGGTTTTCAGTTCGATAATTTTTTCGGGAGTTAAAAAATCGAGATACCCGATTGCCGGAATCTCGATTCCAAGATCGAATTCGAATTTCTTTTGAAAGATCGCCGAAGGAATTTCTTTAAAATACGAATAGCCCGCACGGATGGAAGGTTCGATATAAGAAATTTCTTTATCTCGTTTTTCAGAATAATTGTCGCGGACCTCCCCTCCCCGCTCGGTTAGAAAATCCTTTTCCGATTCTTCAAAAACGCGAAATCCTGTTTCCACTGCGGATTCTATTTCGTATTCGGAACCCGCCATATTCGAGAGAACGCAATTTTTCATTGCGTTCTCTATCGCTCGCCCTCTCCAAACGGAAGGTCCATTTCCTTTGTGCTTGAGGATATATCTTAGAACCCATTTAGCGGGGTCCGTGATATATTCGTTCAATGCGGAAGCGGACAAGTGTTCGATTCCGTATAGGTCCAGTTTTTGTCTTAGTTTATTCGATCTTTTTATGGAAGGATACATTAGCGCATTCCTCCATTCAATCCGACAAGTTCCGGTTCCGATGACGTCGTGTTTATAACAGAATCTTCGGCTTGGATCGAATTTTCTGGGATGGTTTTATCCGATCCGGTTTCTTCGGGTTCGGGTATGTTTGGATCTTCGATCCATCCATATTTACATAGAACGTTTAGGATCTCGTTTTTACCATCGTTGAAAAAATGAACTTCGGATTCCGAGAATGTATCTCTAATTTTTTCCCAACTTTTCTTTATTCTCAGAAGTTCATTTTTCTTTTGCTCATCGGTAAGATTAGTCGCCCTTTGCACTTTCTGGATCAAGTCCATAAGGCTTCGGTATTTTTCTGCGGAAGTCTTTTCCTGTTTTGGTTTCTCAGAAGAAGGAGTGATATCTTTTTCACTCTTTGCTTGAGTCTCTGAAATTTGAAATTCGACGACCGGAAGCTCTTCGAAGGTATATAGACCGGAAGTTTCGTTTGGAAATGCTTTTCTAAGTCCCAGGGATTCCGCGCACTTTGCCAACTGGTTGTCGCTCATTTTATCCCAAATTGCGTTTGGCTTGCCGTCGGAATTTTTTTGAACATAAGCGTCGTATCTAGCGACTGCATAAAGTGGTTCGGTGAAATCTTTTCGTAAAATTCCAATCTTTGCCGCAATGGGGTGTTCTTTTTTCAACCAAACATCTACCCATTTCCCATCGGGTCCGCACCACCAAGGACCAAGTTGGCCGGCGTATTTTTCTGTTCGATGCGCGATTAGACGAAAGCCATCGATCGACGTTTGAACCTGCATCACGTATGCTTTCTCTCTAGAATCCCAACGCTTAATCGCATAGATTTGGCGAAGGAAAGGATCAAGACCTGTTCGCTTGCATTGAATCAGAAAAAGACTCAATTCGTCGTCTGTGGCGCCTTTAGCTACAGTTCTTTTTAAAAGTTCAATTTGCTCGGTCGTAAATTCAAACGGCTTCGATTTAGTTAGTTGTGATTCTTGAGAAGACTCTTTCTGTAGGGTGGTCGTCATACGCACTCCCCTTTTCGGATTTCATCAGCCAACGTTTTTAACTTTCTATCCAATCTCTCCCAGTTTTGAACGATACGAATCGAATTGATAAACCCGCGTTCGTTCAAAATTCCTACTTTCTCTCGCTCGTTCGGTTCATATCCGTTCGTTAGTCGAAACGCCTCAAACGCAATCTTGACTTCGATCGCGATTCTTCCAATTCTTGAATTCAAATTCATCAATCTGCTCCATTATCAAATTTTGATTGACTTTTTGAAACAGAGGCATTCACTGGAACCAGGTTCATTTAGTTCACTGTGATCCCAAAAAAGCTCGGGTGCTGCCGGGCTTTTTTCTTTTAAGTTTCAACAAATCCGTATTCCAAATAAAATCCATGGTTCGAATTAAAACCGAAGGGAAATATATCCGTTTGATCTTTTTTACTGCTTGCATGTTTTTAAGGCACGAAGACCATCTCCATGTATCCTATTGGAATATAAATTACATATGATACACGAATGGAATTTGGTCAAGTAGGAAATGAATTATGAAGGCAAATGATTCAACTCCGGGAAGAAGGTTATCGGAAACGATATCCGTTCTCGGTATCAACCAAACGGAATTTGCGGACAGCATTGGATCGTCTCAACAAACTATAAGCAGATGGATAAGTGGAAAACTTACGATTACTCGCATTGACGCATTAGCTGTCGAAGCAGTTCACAAGATTTCCCATCAATGGCTTTTAAACGGTAAGGGGCAAATGTTTGATTTACCGGAAAGCCAAAAAACCGATATAACATCCTTGAGCAAAATGACAGAATTCATTCGAAAAATAAATCAGGCTAAAGGTCTTAAGCCCTTAATCGATGATTTCATTCTTCTTCCTGAATCTGATCAGGATATGATTCGAAATCTGGTAAAACATTTTAAAAACAAACTATAACCTTACCACTTTATGCAATGTTCAATTACTCATCGAAATAAGATTCATCGTTAGCCTGAATATATAAGTTATCAATTTTAAGAACTTGATTCTCTATAAGTTTTTCGAATTCTTGTTTTCCGAAATACAATTCTTGAACGAATTGAAAAATCAGTTTTTTCAATGCTTCTTGGCGAAGTATGGAATCACTTTGTTGTAATGGCAATTTTTTCCAACGAAAAGCGAAATCCTTCTGGAGACTTTTGATTAACATTTCTTCTTTCACATTTTCGTGATCCACACAAATTGAAAAAGGGTCCATTCAAGAATTTATCGATAACGAAAAAAGTTAAGGACTGTCCCTATCGCAAGTGCCTTCATTCGAAACTTAGGCCACAATCGATAGTCCATTTCTCCAAATCGTTATTTTCTTGGGTCGATTTTTACGAGACTCGGAATACTCATACCGCTGCACGGAATAACTTACACCCTGCGGTGCTGATTGTTGTAATCTCTCAACTTCGTCAATTGCGCTTTTATCCGCGCCGGGTCCAACAAATTCCTGTCCGATTGCTCCCCAAAGTCTTGGAGAGTTCAAAGTCGGAGCTATGTGCTTATATATGTGGTACTCAACTCTCATATTAGGCGGCGTCATTATGGTTTCATTTTTTGAATTTCGGATCGCTTCTAAAATCCGAATTGCGTCCCGACGATCCATATACAGAACCTCTCCATTTTCTTCACGAAAAAAGAAAGTATCAGAATCTTTTAGCGGTCTGGACTTTTTCTCTTTAGAGATAAGGGAAATATTTTGATTTAATATTGATACACTCATACGGTTTTTACCTTTTGGTTTGATATTTTTCTTTCTGTCTTGAGAATAAAACCCACTCTATTTTTAGAATTTCTTTGTTTGCTTTCGAATTATATTCCGCTTTATGCCACTACATTCAAAAGTTCTTCGGGGTTTGCAAATACACGATCTAGATGAGTTGTTTCCATCGGTAGATCTCGAATTCTTTTCCAATTCGAGTCTATATATTCGAGCACTTGTTCGACCGTAGCCTTATCCGTTGTAAGATAATATGGATTCTCTTTGACTCGGAAATGAATCTCATCATCACTTTTTACAGAAATTTCTAAGTTCTCTAAATATTTATGTTCGAATCGTCTAGGGTCATTTTGCTTTTCGACCCAGTCGTAATGGCCTAGTAATATATCGATTCGTATCTGGTTTGTGCGTTTGATCCCGTTTTTTGGAAGTAGGATCGTCTCATTTGTATCCAACTGCGTTATTTCCTGTTTTGAGTTTATTCCGTTTTCGCATATTTTTTATTCTGTTCGTTTAGGATTTGTTTTGAGGATAACCGCCTAAATCGATATCGGTATGTCTCCACCCCGAAAAAAATCACCAGTCCCAGTGAAAAAATTAAAAAAAATTCGTTCATTTCTCCCTCCCCTCCAAATCGGGGCCGTTTGCACTCCCTCAAGTTTAGAAGGTCCAAGGCTTCCGTTCTATCCCGCCCTGCCCTATCGGAGTTTTTTATTGCTAAATTTTATTCCTTTTTTGATCGTTCCGTTTCGATGTATAGCTCTAAGACCCAGTCGATACACCACGCACGCTTGGGATGGCTATATACGACTTTCTTTGTGAGTGAGTCATATACCTCATAGTACGCACTCCCCTTCCCTATCGGAGTTATTTTATACCTCTCCAAGATTCCCATTTTTTATTCGTTTGACTTCCAAACTTCATAATTTGACACGGATGCATTAGGCCAACCTAATATGTCCGGTTTTGGTTTTTAAGGATGTCTTTGAAAGTGGGGTCCGAATCTTCCGATTTGGCTGTTTTTGTTTTGATTTTTTTTGGCTTTATCGACTAATGTTATATCGATTTATTTTTATATATTCAATTTCACTAATGGATGTCGAACATGATTTTTACCTTTTCTTTCGCCCTCAAGTCACTCTTCACCAGTTCGAACACAATTTTAACATTTAAGCCTATGTTAAATTTAATCTTTTAGAAAAGTCCTGTGCTTGGCACAGGAGAAGTCTATATTTGTCAAATTTGGGAATTAATCCCATTTGTATACTAAAATTTAGGAATTTTTCCAAAAAATGAAACCANGTGCTAAAAAAATTATTACCAAAAGATTTATCCATATTGAGACCGAATGCAAAAAAAAGCCCAAAGAATTAGCTAAAATTTTAGATATTGATCTTAGTACTTATTACAAAACCAAACGTGGCGATATTGCGCCTAGTAATCATTTTTTAGTTAGAGTGGAACACAAACTAGGTTACCGCGGAGAGTGGCTTAAATTCGGCTCAGGCGAGCCGAAAGACCCAGAAGTTCTTTTGGAGTCTGAAATTAAATCCCAGTATGCTCTTATAAACAAACTGAAAAACTACGAATTACTACCAATTTTAGATGCCCTTCCAGATTCTCCAAACGAGAAGGACAAGAATTTATTGTTGGATTTTTTAAACCTTTTTGTTCAAAAATTTCAATGATGAATTCCACTACCCCTCTTCTTATCCCGGTTTGTTATTTTGGCTCTCTGAAAAATATTTCTGACAGTGCTTTACTATAACCCTTCTGGCCCTTTCCCTACTCTTTTTTGGGACGACCTCCCTTTTGAACTTGTGAAATGTATATAAAAGTGCATCCGGATGCACTTTTAAAATTATTTATTTTTTAATAATTTTTCTTATTTATTAAAAATTCATTTTATATATTATGTCACTTAATTAAATAAGACACATGGCGGTTTTTGTAATTTCCAACCCAAAAGGGGGAAGCGGAAAATCTACTACAGGTTTTCATTTTATAATTGCTCTCTCTAAAAAATCACACCCAAATAGCGTCTTAGCCGTTGACTATGACATGCAAGGCGACCTTACTGATGCATTTTTTCCAGACGTACCTATCGAAGAATTCGATGAAGCAAATACTTTTACAGTAATAAAAGGTGAAACTACCTTTAACGAATCCATCCGAAGTACACAAGGAATTGATATTTTAGTCGCATCATTAGAACTCGAAGACTTTGGATTTCATGCTTCAAAAAACCAAGCTTTAGTTCCTAAAATAGGTGCCTTAGTTAGGAATTCCTCGTATGAACATGTAGTCATAGATACGCCAGGATCAGGAGCTTCCGAAGTCATCTCTGCTTTCATGGGAGCCGATTATATCATAATACCTGTGAAGCCTACCAAATGGGCTACGCGAACCATCAAACGTGTTCTAAAGAAAGTCAATGAAGCACAAGATTATATAAACCAGTTCCAAGATGGCCGGACATTAGAGGTGTTCATAGTGCCAGTTCAATGGAGTCACCCAACTCATCCATCTGTACGATCTATTAAAATTTTTGAACAACTACGAGATTACAATCGCTTACTTAAACTTTTTAAAGAGAGAGAGTCCGGATTCAATCTAATCAAAGATTTACATATAACGAATCCAATTCCTTATATTCAAGAAATGGATGATAGGACTGAAAATGGTGAACCATTTAAGCCTAACTCAAAAGGATCAGAATACTATGACCAACTGGTAGATGAAATATTGACGTTTCATAATTCTCGAACTTCAAAAAAAAGACATCCGGATGTCCTAAATAAACGTTTAGTTAATTAAAATTACTATATGGCAAAAAATAGAATATTTGATCTCAGCCACTCCGTTAGTACTGCTTCTAATGTAAAAGAGGAATCAAAAACCTTTAGGTCCAACATTTACTTAAACCAACTCAATGAGCCAAATCAAAGTCCCGAAGGCGAACTTACCAAAATTCCAATTAAGCTCATAGATGCTTCCAATAACCCCAGAAAACACTTTTCCGACGAATCAATAAAAGAACTTGCAACGAATATAAAATCAATGGGCCTTCTACAACCAATTGTAGTTCGAAAAAAAGGAAAAACTTTCGAACTAATTGCAGGGGAAAGAAGAATCCGTGCTTTGGTTTCGATAGGCGAAGAATATATCGACGCAATTGTAAAAAACGTAGATCAGATTGACCCCCTCATAATACCGGAATATAGATTAATAGAGAACATTCAAAGAGAAGACTTAAAAGATATTGAAACCGCTTTATCTTTATCCGAAATTCGCCAAAGAAACAATTATTCCATATCAGATTTAATGATACGATTTGGTAAGTCGGAATCTTGGGTGAAACAAAAGTTAGCACACGCAGCAATGATAGACAAATTAATATCTGAAAAAAAAGTTAGCTCCATTGGAACTCTTTCTAATATACCAACTTCAATTATCCTGAATCTTAAACCACAACTTGAAAAAAATGTAGACGAAGTTTTATCTTGGCTACTCCCACAAATTGAAGAAGGAATTGTACCTAAACGAACTGAAGTCAAAGAATTCTCCAAAAAAATAAAAGAAAAAAATAATTTCGAGCTTCTGACCTTTGACTCAAAAATTGAAAAGTTAGAAAGTCTTATTAAACAATCAAAATTAAAAATTGAATCTCTACAAAGTAAAATTCGACAATATCAAAATCAAATTAATTCCATAAAGAAAAAGGAAAAATCAAATTCGACAATGGGCACCAAAAAGACAGCTAATAACTCCGTAAAAACAAAGAGATAATTACACTTATGAAGATCAAAAAGGATCTATCTTCTTTTTAAAATTTTTCCTTTCTATAAATAAAATATTCTTGTACTTTTTGTGAAGGTCGGTTAGATTGCTTTAACATTCTCGTTCCGAGATTGGTTGTTTAAACGCCCGCGGGGAGGTGAGATCCCCCAAGGGCAACCTTCCTTAAAGTACCAATAATTTAGTTATGTCCCATTTTGTGCTTGACAGTTATATAGTACTCTGTACCAAGTCAAACTATCTTAGGAGACATAACTAAGAATTGGCCGATCTCACTTTAGGCCAAAAACAACCAATCGAGGACCTACCGCAAAGGCTCCACGCCTGACCCTTAGTTCCCCGTTTTTGAAATAGAATAGGGTAATACAATTTACCGTGCTGCGCCCGAGGAATATGTCCGGCACCGTAAACAAGGGAAACATCGTGAAAAGTGCAACTTTACACGGAGGAACTTCGTGCATCGAAACAGAATCACAATACTCAAACTATATAAAAATTGAATATAGCTTGGTAAATGGCAGAGGACTGACCGATCTTGATAAAATCGTAGCGTCCCTGATCCATTATTATTCCAGGAGAGTAGGGGGCTGCACCGCATCTAACGAACATCTAGCCGTTCTCCTAGAAAAAACCCCTAAATCAATTAGCGATTCGATTTCTCGTCTAACCAGAAAGGGAGTTGTTTCAAGATCGGTATATAAAACAAAAAACGGCTCTCGTAGAATTTTAAAATCTCTACTGACTCCAAATTGGGCGTGGAATATTCCCAAACAGGAAACTCAAATTATAACCACGCCAGATTTTGAGAATGGCACTCCGGAAATTACGGACGAGCTTTCTCAAAATACGGAGTGTATGCACTCCGCAAATTCTGGACCTGAGATTATAGTACAAAATAAAATACAAATAAAAGAAGGAGAAAATAACTCTTCTTTTGAGGTTTTTAACCAGAAAGCTATTATCAAACAAGCGCAGGCCTTGATTGAACACGAACTCGGTGAATACGATGCGAATGAGGAAAAAGAAATTCGTTCGATTGATAAATGGGGCGATTACTTGCAAGACAAACAACCGGAAGAAATTACCGAGATAATTCTGAAATATATATCTCAATTAATTCAAATCCGAAAATCTGAAAAATACGGACGTAAGGATTTTTGGCTTTCGATTCCTGTCAATATTTCGTCTTCCTTCTCCTACAGGCTACAAATCAAGAATACGGCCCTAACACTAACACCCGAGGACGAAATTAGAACAAGCACAACCGAGTCTTTATCCAAAGAAAATTCTCCTACATTTGTGCCTAACGAACCTACCTGGGAAGGGTTCTCAGCTTGGTACAGAGAAAGATTAACTAGGACCAGTATAGAAACATTGGATAAGTTGAATTTTACATTTGAAGATTCTCAATTAACCATTCTCGACGACTTGTCTGATTCCTTGAAAAAGATCATTGGAAAATACTTTAACGAGGAGACTTCTGTCCCTGTAGCAGTATTTTTCCGTGAAACAAAACAAAACGAAAAATCGAAAGAGGAGAATCCTAAATACTTAGCTACAGTGCCCGATATAGGAAGCGCAGTGGAAGGTGAAAGGAATCAGAAAGATGTTAACATCCTAGAATCTTCCCGAGAAATTTCAAAACCGACAGTTCAATTGGAGAGTCAAGAGCATAGAAATTTTTGTGACTTTCTGAAAGCCCAACCAATCAATGACTTTCTGAATCATTCGTCTATAAAACTAAATCGACCGGATTTAGAAATCATTCGAAAGATTAGAATCAGTTATGACTCCGACTTGGAAAAAATCGTCGTTTATGACTCTCTTCCGGAGAAATTAAAAAACCACATTCGAGAATTTTTTTACTACCACACGGAACGAGTTATAGCCATAGAATTCGCGGAATGTAAGTTTCACATGGCCGCATAAGGTAAAAACGTAGATTCGGTCCGATAGAAGTTTTAAATCTTTGAGTGATGAATTGAGTATTTTATTTTCTAAAATACGAATTCTTTTGTGAATGTAACGAGTTTGGTGGTTCTTTAAAAAATCCAATCCAATCCAAATCAGGATAGGGTAGGGGAAATTCAAAGGTTCATGGAACCTGTCAAGAAGTCCTCAAAACATATTTAGAGATAAAATATAATATTCTGGTTTCTAAATTAAAAGAAATAGGATGCCCAGTAAGTTTTAAGCCAAAATTACTTGTAAACTCGATTTTGATGATTTGATTCCCAAACGTATTGTAAATTTTTTAAAATTGTGATTGCTTTGTTTTAGGAAAATCACAGATTTCGTCTTTGTTACAAATTCAAAGTGTTTAATTCGAGTTTGTGGCGGTATTGATTCAAAAAGACAATGTTGGGAACAAACAAACAATATAAGAGACGTTTGTCGGCGGCGGTTGCGATTTTAGGAATTGCGGCTACTGTGTTGTCGTATTGTTCGAAATCAAGTTTCGGATACTCGACAAAAATTCCAAAACTAACACTCTTTTTTACGAATCCAATCAAAGCAATCGGAAGGTTGCAATCGGAGCCGATTCCCGAATCGATACATATTACCCCGGCTTGGGAAGTGGCCGCCGAAGTCCAAATCACGCTGGAAGTTGCAGAGTTCATCGAAAATGACGATTTTTCCAAGCGTACAAACTTAGAACAAACAGAAGAACATTCGTATTTTCAAGAAACGGAAGGTTCTTTAACCGAAGGAATTCAAGAAGAAAAAGAAATTCTAAATTTGAATCCGAATTTAGAACTAAAAGTTCAACCACGATTGAGGAATGGCAAACTCCGAAACGAAACAATCGATTCCCTACAAAACACATTCGAAATTCATGATGCTCTGTCGGATCCGATTTTAATCCGAGGATCGGTAGTGGATCTTAAAACGTTGGACTTGACTTCTTTGTATTCCGTTCCTTGGGAATGGGAAACGGATACGTTTGAAATTCGTATTTTAGAAAATATGAATATAGATCGTTGGGTTTGGGAGCACATCCAAAAAGCGTTCCAAGAAGTCAGAACCGTGAACCTGGAAACTAGTTTTCCTTCCCTTTCCGAAAGCGCCAAAGAAAAACTTTTGTATCTACCCAGACGGGATCAAACCCGCAAGAATCCGCACGAGTTGGCTCGGGAATCGGTGTACAAAAATACGGATTCCAAGAGTTCGAGTTTCAAAACAGACCTTCCTCGTTTTCCATCCCTAAGAATCGATCGAAAACAAATGCGTTATTATGCAATCCAAATGCACGGGCCGCCCCCAACAGATCACAAACAGGTGTAAGATGAGACAAAACAAATTCACAAAAATCCAATTTGATATTGCCGACGACGGAATCACAAACCGATCAACGATTGGCGGTCAGGCGTGCGTGTTCGAACGCGTACAAAATACTTTCAAAAATCGTAATCTTATTGGAAAACTCAAGACCCTACAAACCGCTTCGGTCGAAAGCCTTTCTAAAAATTTCAAGAATTTAATTCAAAAGCTGAATTTGTCGGAATTCCTACAACAGACGTTGGCTGAAACAACGAATTCAAACCGCGCAAGCATCCGAAAGAGACAGAATTTGTGGGAACTCCCACGGCAAACGTTGGATGAAAAAACGAATTCAACCCGCGCAAGCACTCGAAAGAGACAGAATTTGTGGGAACTCCCACGGCAGACGTTGGGCGAAAAAACGGGAATACAAATACAAAAGACAGAAAGCAAAGGACCGGGTATGGATTTGAATACATTAAGAATTATGAATATGGAATTTGAAGACGGCAAAAGAATATCAATTCAAAATACCGGTCCTGTGAAGAACCGTTTTTCCTTACGCACCAAACTCGTTAGTTTGACGATGCTCCTAACGTTTGCCGTAGTGTTTGTAATACCGCTGACGATCTTTGAAGAGTTGCACGCACAGAGTGTGCCGACACTTGGCTCAAGCAAACAATTTGCAAGCGACGAGTTAAAACCGTACGTGGATGCGGCCAAGGCCGGTTCGAGCGATACGGGAACGTTTTTAAATACGGTAACCAACGGAGAACAAGTAATCGAAGCGGCTTGGGAAACGGGAGTGAACGCGGAGATAGAAGCGATCCTCGGAGGAGTGACCACCTCGGACTCTGTGAATAACGTAAACGTTTACAAAGACGCGGTCAGAGCACAGTTGGAACTACAAAAACAACAAGCCAAGAGTAGATGGTTAGCGGATGTAAACGCATACATCCAATCGGAATTGCAGATATTTTTAGCGGCGCTTTCCCAAAACACATCGAACAACGTAACGACGTCTAACACAAACGCGGTGAATACGATCAACCCGACGGTGCAGGCGACTACGACCACGCCGGTGTCACAAGCGACTAACCCCGCACAGGCGGCACAAAGTTATTACCAAGGAAGCCAACTCTGGGATACGAAATGGCAGGATTTACTAACCAAACAAAACACTTGGGAACAGAATTCGTTAAACGCAATCCAAACCGGAATTTTGCAATGGAATCAATCGATTACGGGACTCGAGAATGATAAAGTAAGCTATCTGAACTCTATCGAACAAACGAAAGCGCAATGGCTGGCCAACAAACAAATCATACAGAACGCACAAACTCAAATGAGAAGCGCGTTGCAAAGTACAATTACAAATATTCGAAG